CAATGCGGGTGGTTACGCGAAGGGCGCAACCTCAATCGTGGTTGACGGCCTGACTAACGCGCAGACCTTCACGGCTGGTGATACTCTCACCATTCAAGGCGACACGACCGCTTATTCGATCACGGCAAACGCAACTGTTGCTGGTGGAGAAGCGACCTTTAGCATCTCGCCGCCGCTGCAAGTCGCTGCTGCCGATGATGCAGATGTAACGCTGGTCTCGGATGACGAGACTGAAGTGGGCCTCGCGTACCACCGCAACGCCTTCGCCCTGGCGATGGCTCCGCTGCCTGAGATCGGTAACGAACTCGGCGCACGGGTCGCGGTCGTGCAAGACCCGCAGACGGGCCTCGCGCTCCGTTCGCGTCTCTACTATGTCGGCAACTCGTCGCAAGTCCATGTGGCCCTTGACTGCCTCTACGGTGTCAAGACCCTGGATGCGCGTCTCGCCGTCCGCGTGGAGAACCCGTAATCCCCCTAGCCGCCTAGCGGCTTAAGATTCCCCAGCGGGGGGCAGCCTCGCGGTTGCCCTCCGTTTACCTTTCACGGAGAACGAGCGATGAAGTGGAGCGATGTTGTAAAGCAAGCTGCGGAGAAGCAGCAGCCGGAGCCGGAAGCGGTGATGGAAGAGGCCGTCGAGGATCTGCTGGAAGACGCAGATGACGCGGAGGCCGACGAGCCGGAGGCCGACTGATGGCGACCACCTTCGTCGTGGAGACGGGTAGCGGCTCGGCCACGGCCAACAGCTACATCTCGGTCGCTGACGCGGATCAGTATGTGGAGAACTACCTCCGCAACGCGAGCGCGTGGACTAGCCTGACGGAAGCGCAGAAGCAGCAATATCTGCGCGAGGGTACGCAAGCCTTGGATGGCATCTACGGTGCGCGGTGGCTCGGCTACAAGTGGTCGGACGGGCAAGCTCTCGACTGGCCCCGGCAAGCCATCGTGACGAACGAGGGCTGGGATGTAAACGCGAACGAGATTCCCGAAGCGGTGAAGCGAGCGACCGTTGAATTGGCGTGGCGAGCGTTGCAGGACACGGACGGCCCAGACGCTGACGGGACGCGTGCGCTGATGCCGGACGGCACGGCTGGCGACAACCTGAAGGTCGAGGATGTGTCCGTTGGCCCTCTGCGCGAGCGGAAGGAATACTTCGGCACGAAGACCACCGTGGTTCGGATGCGAAAGGTCGATCTGATGCTGCGCGACTACATCCGTCCGTTTGGACAGGTGGCGCGAGGATGACCACGCTCGATGTCAACCTTCGGGCTGTCGCGCTCGACATCATCACGCGGTTTGGCAAGAACCTGACCTTCTACAACACCAAGGAGGGCAGCTACGACCCGGACACGCGGGAGACCACCCCGGCCTCAGTCACGACCGAGATCGTGAAGTGCAGTCCGCCTGAGTACGAGAAGCGATACCAGCTTGAGGAGACGGTGCGAACGGGGCGCGTGTTCACCTTGATCCCCGACCAGGACTTGCCCTCGGGCTTTTCTGATCGGCTGGACACCGGGCAGCGCGTGGACTTCGACGACACTTCCTGGACGATCACCGACATCGAGCGCATCTACTCGGGCGATCAAATTGCGGTCTATCAAGTGTTCATGTCTCCCCGAGTAATGGGGTCTGCGTAATGGCAAAGGTCGTTACCAACCTCCCTGAGTTCAACCGTCAGGTAAAGGCGTTTGCAAAGGCGAACCCAACTCGCGTTCTTGTCATCCAGCAGAAACTTATGCTGGATGCGTTTGAGCGGCTTGTGTCGTACACGCCGAGAAAACTGGGCTACCTTGCGTGGAACTGGCAACCGACCCCTGGCAAGCCGGCAGACGAGGCGATTGGAGAGCTTGGCAAGCGATACCCTCGTCCGGGCACGGATCGTGCCGTGCGAGTAAACGCCGTTCTCAAGCCGTTTGAGAAGTCCTGGATCACCAACAATGCCGTCTACGCCGTCCGCATCAACGACGGCTGGGCGAGCTACGCCGGGGCGCAAATGCTTGAGCGCACGGTAAACGATCTCCTGTTCTCCAACTTCGGCATCACCTCATGACCTTTCTCTCCGTCGCTCAGGCCATCAGCAAAAAGTTCGATGACGAGGTTGGATCGGTCCTAAGCAACTTTGCCGTCACGCACGACAACGCGCCTGCGGTAGAGCCGGGGGCCGATGAAAGCCGCTGGTGTCGCTTCTCCGTGCTTCCTGGACTGTCTGAAGGTCGCGAGATCGGCTGCTCTGGTGCCAGGACTACCGGCATCGCTCTGGCTTCCGTCTTTGTACAGGCGGAGTTGGGCGATAAGCTGGCCTACGAAGCTGCCGATTCCATCGTGACAGCTTTCCGCGACACGACATACACCAACTCGGGAACGACGGTGGTGTTTCAGTCGCCTTCAGTAACCAATGTTGGCCGGGATGGCGCGTGGTTCCAACTCAACATCTCGATTCCTTGGTACTCAGACGACGCATAAGCCATGGCTGACTCTAACCGTGTAACCCTCTCTGTCGCAGAAGAAAGCACCTTCGGGGTAGACCCGGACGGTGGCTTCAAAATCCTGCGAATGACCTCCGAATCCCTCGGTCAGGACACTTCGTTCAACAGCACGCCGGAGATCCGCTCTCTGCGCGATGTGCGCGAACTGAACCGCACGAACCGAGGCGTGTCGGGCAACATCGCCTCGACTTGCTACTACGGCACAACGGCGAACCCCGGCGTGCTTGATATGTACCGCTACGCCATGATCGCTGGCGACTACTCAGGAACGACCCCTGGGCAAGTCACGGTGATCGACGCTGCCGCGAGCGGCACTTGGTCGAGCAACACCTTCACGGTGACGAGCTTCGCCACGAACGACCCCGCCGTGGGCGATTGGGTTTACTTCTCGGGCAACACCGACTCGATTGAAGACGGCTGGTACAAGGTCACGGCTGCAAGCTCGACCACGATGACCGTCGATGGCACGATCAGCGACGGCGCGGCGACCCTCAACATCGTGCGAGGCTCGGCTGCGAAGAACGCGACTGGCACGGGTGTCGAGACGAACTTCACGACCCTGCACTTTCAGCGCGAATACAACGACCTTGGCAACGCTGCCAAGTTCGGCGGCTGCGCGGTCAACGCCTGGGAGTTCAGCGCGGAAGGCCAGGACATCATCACTAACAGCTTCGACATTGTTGGCGTGAGCGAGGTCAGCGATGCATCACCGACCAGCCCGATCGCGTCGAGCAACCTTGCTGCGGTGACTTCGATTGACGGCATTCAGTTTGTGCGTCTCGGCGGAGCGGACATCTGCGCTCTCGGCGTGAACTTTTCGGTCGCCAACAACATTCGCAACCGCTACTGCCTCGGAACCTTCGGGCCGGAGGAGCTGAAGCCCGGTGATCTTGTGGTAACGGGCAACCTTCAGCTTTACCTCGACGCGACAACCGGGCTGAACGCCATGAACGATTACCTCAACCGCGTGGCGACTCGCCTTGCGATTGGGGTGTCTGACGAGGCGGACGGTCGCGGCAACTCTCAGGTGTTCGACTTCCCGAATGTCGAGTTCACGGCTGGCCGTCGTGTGACGGGTGGCCGCAACCAGGATGTGATCGTGGACTTGGCCTTCCAGGCTCTCTATGATACGACCGACGCGGCGACCATGGGCGTTCACTTGTTCAACGCCGTCTAATCGGCGGACCTAGCCCTTCTGAGGGGAAGGGGCATTGGAGAGAAGCGTCATCGACGCAAGAGCAACGCAACATTAGGGACTTGGAGACGGTGACTTTGGTTGCCGTCTCTTTTCTTGTATGCTCCCAGAATGGTCAAACTCTCCGCCCTCAAGGTCGATCCCGAAGCCTCCCGCGACGGGATTTGGTTCGATTGGGTCCAAGGCGTTCGCCTTAAGATCGCTCGCATTGGCAACCCCGCTTTCGATGCTCGCCTCCGCGCACTCATGGACGAGGCTCAAGAGCGAGGCGAGACTGCCAATCAAGACGAGGTTACGAAACAAGCCGTCGCCGAAACGGTGCTGGTCGATTGGGAAGGCATCGACCAAGACAACGGGAAGCCTCTCAAGTGGAGTCCGAAGGTCAGCGCGGAACTTCTGAGCGACGAAGCCCTTGCCGATCTCTATAAGTTCGTCGTAGTCAAGGCTAGCGAGACGGCGCACTACCGCTTTAAGGCCGACAAGGAAGCATTGGGAAACTGACGGCGCGGCTGGAATGGCATTTGGAATGGGGCGAGCATGAGGCGCGGCTCGTAGCGGCTCAAAAGCGAACCCGAAAGCCTGTCCCGATCCTGGCAAAGCGACCCGTGGACCGGCCAGACCTGGACTGCTTCTGGTTTGCGTTCTGGGCTTTGCACCCAACGCGCCTGCGAATGGAAGTCCCGCAGCCAATCCAGCCGCAGGCAATCGCCGCCTACTTGGAGATTCACGGCCTAACTTCGCCGCGTGACCGTTCGCGCTACTATGGACTTGTGACAGCCCTCGATCAGCGATGGCTGCTCTGGCATCACAAGCAAGGCAAGGATGGTCAAAGTCGCGAATCTGAAGCTGGGGATTGACCCTACCGCAGCGGTAGCGGGTGCTGCTCGCTTTGACGCTGCCGCCAATAAGGTCACTCGGAGCGCAAAACAAGCCGCGCTGAATGTTCAACAACTTGCTGCCAGCTTCGCGGCGGTCGCGGGGGCTTCGGCGTTCGTTCGGAGTTTAGTCAGCTTTGAGCAAGGGATCGTCGGCATCGGCAAAACAACTGGGCTGGCTGGCGAGGAACTGAGGCAACTGTCGGGAGAAATTGGGGCGCTCGCCACCGTGGTTCCCACTTCCACGCAAACCTTGCTTGATATTGGTCAGGCGGCGGGTCAGCTGGGTATTCAGGGCAGCGCGGACATCTTAAAGTTCACGGAAGCCGTGGGCAAGCTGACCATCGCGGCACCGACGCTGACTGGCGAGGATGCGGCGCTGGGTATTGCTCGACTGCAAAACCTGACCGGCGAGGCGACCTCGACCGTTGACCAGTTTGCATCGGCTCTGGTGGATCTGGGCAACAAGACGGCGTCGACCGAGAACGAGATTCTTCGAGCGGCCACCTTTATCGCGCAATCCACGACTGCCTACAGCCTGACGAGCGCGGAAGTGTTGGGTCTGGCGGCAGCAACCGCCGAGCTTGGTCAGCGGGCGGAAACCTCGGGCAGCGCAATCGGCCGCGCATTCATCGCCATCGACGCAGCGGTGCGTCAAGGCGGGGAGTCGTTGGAGAGCTTTGCAGAGATTGCCGGAACGACCACGGAGGAGTTTGCCAGAGCTTACTCTGACAACGCCGTTGCGGGCCTAGAACTGTTCCTGGCAGGCCTCGGGCGCATCAACGCTGAGGGCGGATCGGCGGTCGAGGCATTGGAGAGCATCGGCCTCGCCAGCACCGAAAACATTCGCGTTCTGCAGTCGCTTGGCTCGCGCTACCAGATCGTCTCGCGTGACCTCAAGGTGGCGAATGACGCTTACGAGGCCAATGTGGCACTCAACGAAGAAGCGGAGGCCGCGGGACAATCGCTTTCCGCTCGCGTCACGCTTCTCAGCAACGCATTCGACAATCTCGCCAACAGCGCCGGGGAAGCTGGAGTGTCGGGTGCGCTGAAAGCGGCTGTTGACACGGCGGCGCAAGTTATCAACATCATG